CCACACAAGAGGCATCAAATTGTGGGACTACTATCGATGAAAATAGCCATAACTGGACATTCAGCAGGTATTGGGCAGGCACTAGCCCGGGTATATCAGGCACAAGGACATGAAATCGTTGGTCTTAGCAAACGCAATGGTCACAACATTAGAAATATACCTAAAATAATTACACACATCGAGTCTTGCGATATGTTTATAAACAATGCACAGGCCGGGTTTGTTCAAACAGAATTGTTGTTTGAAATATATAAACTTTGGAAAAGTCAAGTTGGTAAACGTATCATAAACATCAGTACAATGATGACAACACAACCAGTGAGCACATTGCCTGGTATAGATATGATTGCATACAGGAATCAAAAGATAGCATTGGAAGAAGCACATTACCAACTACAACATTTACAAGACTGGCCTAAACTTACTTTGGTTAGACCAGGTGCAGTGGCCACTCAACCAGGCCAAACAAGTCCTAGGCCATATGCAAATGTTGATCATTGGGCCACTACCTTAGTTAGAATACTAGATGTAGGTGTTGACTTGGAAGTAAGTGAATTATCATTGGGCGTAAACTATCCATGAACAGTAAAGAATATCTAACCAATCGTGCATTTTGTCCAATGCCATGGACTGGTATTATGTACAATTTTGATGGTACAGTCAAAAATTGCATACGCAGTGCTGGACCCATTGGCAATATCAACAACAATTCCATTGAAGAAATACTCAGTAACGATAACATAATCAAAGCAGACATGCAAGCAGGACAAAAGTTTAATCGATGCAATCCGTGTTATGATTTAGAAAAAGACAAAAATAATTTCAATATCATTAGCGATCGTGTGTTCTATCTCAAAGAACTACGTGATGTGGACCATACCTTGTATGACACCATGAACTTTGACTTACATACTGTAGACATACGTTGGAGTAATCTATGCAACTTTGCTTGTGTGTATTGTAATCCAGAATTTAGTAGCAGGTGGGCTAGTGAAAGTGGAGTTATTATGTTGACTCCCGCGGATCAACAAATCAAAAAGTTCAAACAGTATATTTTTGAACGTGCGTCACAGTTGAAACATGTGTACTTGGCTGGCGGTGAACCATTGCTGATGAAAGAAAATTTAGAATTCTTAGAGTTGTTAAAACAGGTCAATCCTAATATAAACTTGAGAATAAACACCAATCTCAGCAAAGTTGATACACGCATATTTGATTTGATCTGTGAGTTTAAAAATGTACATTGGATTATCAGCGTAGAGACCATAGAAGCAGAATACGAATATATACGATATGGTGGAGTATGGCAAGACTTTGTGGATAATCTACAACTTGTCAAACAATTTGATCACAAGATATCATTCAACATGTTGCATTTATTGTTGAATTATAAAAGTATTTTTAATTGTGTAGACTACTTGTCTGCTCAAGGATTTCACAACAACAGTTTCATAATTGGTGCATTAACTGGGCCAGCATACCTAAATATTAGACATTTACCAGAAAATATGTTAAACTCAGTGAAGAAGATTTTGTCTGACCGCATTGCTGACCAGCCAGGATATTTACTAGAAAACAGTTATCAAAACATGTTGAAGCATTTGGATCAACCTTTTGACAAAGATCTAATAGGTTCTTTTGAAAAAATATCAATTATGGATCAAAGACGTAACCTAGACAGCAGAGCAATTTTTAAAGATTTATACAAGGAAGAAAACCATGGGAAAACCATTTGACGTAAGCAAGTTCCGCAAGGAAATTACAAAGAGCATTGACGGCCTGTCAATTGGCTTTAACGATCCCACAGACTGGATCAGCACAGGCAACTATGCATTGAACTATTTGATCAGCGGTGACTTCAATCGCGGCATTCCGCTGGGCAAGGTTACTGTATTTGCTGGTGACTCGGGTGCAGGTAAGTCATATATCTGTTCAGGCAACATTGTGAAGAACGCACAAGAACAAGGTATCTTTGTGGTGTTGATTGATAGTGAAAACGCACTGGACGAAGACTGGCTCAAAGCATTGGGTGTGGACACCAGCGAAAGCAAACTGCTGAAGTTGAGTATGGCTATGATTGATGATGTGGCCAAGACTATCAGTACATTCATGAGCGATTACAAAGCCTTGCCCGAAGGCGAACGTCCCAAGGTCATGTTTGTTATTGACTCACTGGGCATGCTGTTGACTCCCACAGACGTCAACCAGTTTGATGCTGGCGAAATGAAGGGTGACCTGGGTCGTAAACCCAAAGCACTTACTGCCTTGGTGCGCAACTGTGTGAACATGTTTGGCTCATACAATGTGGGCTTGGTATGTACAAATCACACTTATGCATCACAGGATATGTTTGACCCTGATGATAAAATTTCCGGCGGTCAAGGTTTCATTTACGCCAGTTCAATTGTGGTGGCTATGAAGAAGATGAAGCTGAAAGAGGACGAGGACGGCAACAAAGTGAGTGACGTCAATGGTATTCGTGCTGGTTGTAAAGTTATGAAAACACGCTATGCCAAACCGTTTGAAGGCGTGCAGGTCAAGATTCCTTACACCACAGGCATGAGCCCTTACAGTGGTCTAGTGGACTTGATTGAAAAGAAAGAAATGCTCAAGCGGGAAGGCAACAGCCTGGTGTTTACCACCAGCGATGGCGAGATTATCAAGAAGTTCCGTAAAGCATGGGAAAAGAATGATGATGGTTGCTTGGACAAGGTCATGGTAGATTTTAAGAATATCAAAGCCGAGATAAGTACAGCCGACGCAGTGGAGGATTGAATCAATGACTAAAGTGTCTCAGGTCTATGTTACCGACGATAACCCTATTGTCGAAATACGTCAAAAACACTCAATGACATATATAATATGGGTTATCGGTATTAGATGTAATTTTGCTTGTACTTATTGTCCCGATGTTTGGCATGATAAACACAGTCCGCACAAAACACTTGAAGAACTAAAAACTGCTTGGCGCAAAATTGTAAAAATCACTGAACACAGCAAAAAACAATTGTCAATAGGAATTTTAGGAGGTGAGCCTACTATGAATCCTGATCTACTTCCATTTTTACAATGGGTCAAAGTTTATTACAAAAAATTAAACATTCCTATTTGTGTGTATTCTAACGGTACTGCGCCATTGGAATACTATCAGAAACTTGCCAAATATTGTGATTTTAATTTTTCTACTCACAGTGAGTTCATGAATGAATCTAAATTTTTCTCAGTTGTTTCTGGGGTAAATCAATATAAAATTGAAAAAAATATAAATTGTATTATCAATGTTCTTATAATGGATGAAGAATGGAACAAAGATCGCATACCCGAATATATCAAATATTTGGATGAGCATAATATAAGTTGGAGGCTATCTCCAGTTGAACCAGTGTATCTTCCTGAATCAAATTGGCCAGAGCAGAATGTTAGATCCAGCATCGGCCCTAAAAAATCAAACAAGGTAAATTTTTATGAGCGTATTACTAGTTGAGTCTAAGACGGCTGATTGCACAGTAGTGCTCAAAGACGGTACTGAAATTGACATAGAGTCTTGGGAATTATGGCGGAACAATCTTCATTATTTTAAAGGATGGACTTGTGCTGCTGGGGCAGACAGCATAATAATTGAAAGTGACTTTCAGGTATGGTCAGGGGTATGCCGTAATGACAATTTAGGTAATTTATTAGACGATAATTTTAGTCTATTTAAGGAACCGACTATTTGTACTACGAATCAGTGCACCGCCTGTATATCTGATTTAACCAATTCTAAAAAATTAATTTAGGAGTAACCAATGTCAGCAGAAGTAGCAAGTGAAATTTGGGGCGAGTTAAAACGATACGTCAACGTGGTAGATCGTATGGATGCAGCCGAAAGTATTGTATCTATTTTAATTGACCATGACCATGATGTAGAGGAAATTCGAGATGCCTTCAAAGGAGATTCAGACATCAAGAAAGCCTTGACTGCATACTTGGATAACGACAAGGACTATGTAGAAGAAGAAGAAGAAGAGTTTGATGACGAGGACAACTACAACAAAGAAGATGATTACTAATGTCTGCAGACAGAGATTACTATTGCTCTTATAAATTTAAATATTTAAAGATTGATTTGGTATCTAATGCCACATATAACTGCCATGCAGCAAAACAGCATACCATTGACTTCCAATGGTTATCTAAGAACAAAGGAAATTTATTCAACACTGACATTAATGTTTCAGAAAGAAACATGATGTTGAATAATCAACGCAATCGCAGTTGTGAAGAAATTTGTTGGCCACTAGAAGATCAAGGGGCAATAAGTCCTCGATTATGGCAAAATGGACAGATCAAAACACACACCGAAGTTTACACACAACCCGAAATATTAGAAATAAAACTAAATGACAATTGTAACCTGTCTTGCTCTTATTGTTGTAAAGAGTACAGTAGTTCTTGGCGAAGAGACTTGCTTAACAATGGAGATTACAAGGTCGATACCGGTGATGTAAGATATCAATTGACCAGCCGCGACAAAATAATGATAAAGGTCAGTCAACAAGAAGTCAAAAACACAACGCAATTTCACCAGTTAGTGTCTGAAATAAAAAGTTTTGCTCCTGGGTTAAAAGAGATTGTGGTTACCGGTGGCGAACCTTTGTTGGACAATCAATTGTTTGATGTGTTAGATGCAGTATCAAACAGTTCAGCGGTGATCAACATTTACACTGGCATGGGAGTGGACGTCAAAAGATTTCAACGCATGTTGGATAAAATAAAACAAATGCCCACAGCAATGATATCTGTCAGTGCAGAATGTACTGACAAGTTTTATGAATTTAATCGTTATGGAAATCTTTGGACTGAATTCGTCAACAAGATTGAGTTGTTGCAAAAATCTGGAATTGAGTTTAGATTCAGTACAGCCATATCTAATCTCACTGTGTTTGGATTAACAAGTTTTATCAAGTATTTCAATGGCCAGCGTATTGGATTGGTGTTTATTAATCAACCCAGTATGATGGCTCCGTATGTGCTTGACGTTGACAGTAAGCAACAGATCATGCAAGACATTCAATCATTACCTGATCATTATCAAACTCAAATTGCACAGTCTATACAGGCCGATCCCAGCGAAACACAACGACAACAGATGTCAGAATTTCTAAAAGAATACGTAGTTCGTAGAAATCTTGACATAAACATTTATCCTCAAAGTTTTTTAGAATGGCTAGACATACATGTGGTACAGTAAAGTTGTAGCAGATCTCAGCAATATACCCGACTTCATTGCCCATTTTGAGTCTGAACTAACAGATGCCAAACGTGACTGTAAAATTGGTGGCCTAGTAGAAAAGAACATCACTGCCTTGCCTGGCATAACTGAACACAGATTCAATCAACTGCAAGAGATTGAGGCAGTGCTGAACTTTCTCAACATTCAACTGAGAAAGATACGCACCCGGCATTTCAAGAAATATCTCGAAGGCTATGCTCGTGCGCTCACAGCACGTGACGCAGAAAAGTATGTGGACGGTGAAGAAGAAGTTGTGGACTTTGAAACCATTATCAATGAAGTGGCACTGCTACGCAATCGGTGGTTGGGCATCATGAAGGGCTTGGACACCAAGCAATGGCAAATGGGTCACGTGGTTCGACTACGCACAGCCGGCATGGAAGATATTACGGTATAACATGACCGACCAAGAACGGTGGCAAAGAGATCTGGAAGAAATGGAAATCTTTTTTCTCTTGTTCTTTTTTGAAGCCTGGGTGGCATTCTGGTGGTTGGTACATCGTTCATATATAACACTATGACAGGAATGTACAAAGAACTTTTGCCCAAGTATGACTTGGTCCACAATTTTGTAACCAAATACCAACCTTGGAGCCTAGTAGATTGGGGGTGTGCAAATGGCAATCTTCTCAACCGTGTGGCGGCAGATTTCCCCAGTATTCAAGAACTGGCGGGCTATGATCCTGGCAATCCTGCTTATGATGTTGTGCCTGCTGGCACCTATGATTGCCTGGTCAGTTGTGATGTGATAGAACACTTTGAACCTGAACTGCTGGACGAGTCGCTGAAACTCATGCAAAGTAAGTTTTCTCGTGCTGCCTTCCTAATCATTGCTTGCTATCCTGCAAAGAAACGATTACCGGATGGGCGCAATGCACATCTAATTGTGGAAAATGCTGATTGGTGGATGCAACGAGTCAAACAACAGTTTGATCAATGCACGGTTGTATGGTCAGAGGCTGTAAACTTCACCGCCAATACAGCTAAGAACCCTAATGGTAGTCCTGAACTGCGTTTGATACTTGAGCATCAAAATATGCGCAGATAAATATCTGCATGGGATCTCATAGACACTACCTTGATGTAGACAAAACATTTAAAAATGGCAACAGAATAGATTTTTTTAGGCCCTTTATTGAAAATAAAAAAGTCTTGCATGTGGGCTACTCTGATTGGCCAAAGATCAAAGTTCATAAAAGTCTACATCTACAGATTGCACCTTTGTGTGCAAGACTAGATGGATTAGATTATCATGCGGCAGAAGTTCTACGTGTGCCCAATGGCGAACTCTACAGTAGTTGGGATCAGATATCTGATGTGTATGATACTATCTTGATACCAGAAGTGATCGAGCATGTGGACAATGTGCAAAGTTTTTTACAGCAAGTTGATCAATTTCAGGGCGTGGTAATCATCACAGCACCGGATGCTTACTTGTTGCACCAAACTAATTTTAAAGAATTAGACGATGGAAAATTTTACGAACTAGTGCATGCTGATCACAACTGTTGGTATTCACCTTTTACACTGTCAAACACTATAAACAAATACAGTCGTCGACGAGTGAAATCTTTGCATTGGCTCATGAATCAATCCATAGCCGCAGTGTGTGAATAAAAATAATCAAGGACCGCCATGAAAGCAGTAATATATCACGCCACAGTTAACTTTAGAGAATTTCAACCTGGCAGCGAAGATTTTCCAGATGACATCTACGAACAACTGTTTGCTGGAGCAAGAAAAAATCTAGCATATTTTGACATCCCTCTAGTGCATTTAACAGTAAACGGTCATCCGGGATGGGGAGACGAAAATGTTTATTTTGATGGTGATCCGCAAAATGTTGTGTACAATAGAGAACTGTTCTTTGCTGAATATTTAAAAACACAAGCAGATGATCAAGTGTTTTGGTTGACAGAACCAGACGCAAGACTCATGCGTGATTTTCCTGAACTGCCTGAAGATTGTGATCTCGCACTGTTGCGTAGACGAGATGTTATTGCAATCAGTCCTTGGTGGCGACTGGCCCGCCGCAGTAGTGTACCATTTTTTGAACAGGCATTACAATATTTTGATCAGGATAAACTGACCTGGCACGGTGATTCCTGGGCTTATGTTAAAATGTGGGAACTCATGGGACGGCCAGACATTGGCAATGAGCACAGTTATGTTGATTATAACAATATGAAAATAGAACTACGACATTACAACAACTACAGCAGTGCAAAAAGCACTTATGTAAGACAATGGAAAAGCACCAACAAACGCAAGCTGCTTGATTTAGACAATAAACCTTGGATGCCAAAAATAAGTGATTGTGAAAATACTAGCCTATAAATATTCACATGAAAATAGTAATAGTCACAGGCGGGTTCGACCCGCTACATTCTGGGCACATTGCCTACTTTGAAGCAGCCCGAGCACTAGGCGATAGGCTTGTGGTTGGCATCAACTCAGATGCTTGGCTCACACGCAAAAAAGGCAGACCATTTATGCCTGTTGCCGAACGTCGAGCCATTATTGAAAATCTACGCATGGTAGACAAAGTAATTGAGTTTGACGATGATGACAACACTGCTATAGATGCTATACGTGTGGCCCGGGCACATTACACTGTGCCTAGAACCCAGTTCATATTTGCCAATGGTGGAGACCGCACTGCCGACAACATTCCTGAAATGGTGTTTGATGATGTGGACTTTGAATTTGGTGTAGGTGGCGAAAACAAAATGAATTCAAGTTCATGGATACTGACAGAATGGAAAACTCCCAAGACTGATCGTGCCTGGGGATACTATCGTGTGTTGCATGAAGTTGGTGCTAACACAAAATTAAAAGAACTCACTGTCATGCCAAAGACATGCTTGAGCATGCAACGACATGACAGCCGTGCAGAGTTTTGGTTTGTAGCCGAAGGTGCGGCCACAGTGTACACCTTGGATGAGGCCAGTACTGATCAAGAAGTCAAGTGTCACTTGACCATGCATGAACACACATTTATCAAAGTCAATGAGTGGCATCAACTATGCAATGAAACTAATCAACCGCTAAAGTTGATTGAAATACAATACGGTGAACGCTGTGTTGAAGATGATATTGAACGTAAATGAAACCAATTCCAGTATTTGTAGGATATGATCCCAGAGAAGCCATTGCATATCATACATGCGTGAATTCAATCATTAGACATGCCAGTCGGCCAGTG